ATCAACCCATTGGCGAATACTGGATTACCAGTTGCAAAATGCATCATACAATACTGCACAATCACATCTAACTTATTAGTAAACATTCCAAACGACCATCTGCTAGTGGACGCCATCGTATCTATGACGCTAATCTCATCAAAACCTATGAAGCCCAGGTTAGGTTCACCGCTCAAAGTATGTGCGACATCAATCGTGCCACTTAGAGCAGTAGAATCATTTATCACCTGAAATGCCTTCCACTCCCCGCCAAAGAAAGCAACCACCATGAATCCGTAAGGATTGCCCGCTTCCAGAGTAGTACAGCGAACTCCGTCCGTGATAGCAGTTACAGCAACTGTCCTGTTGAATGACGCGGCATCGAATCGCGGCATAGCAAAAGCACGACTGTGCATACCATGATAGTTGTCCGGGACACTCGAATTATTATTGGAGAACACGCAACATACATCAGTGGTGAAATCCGTATAACCGATACAGGCTTGCATACGAGCATCGTTTGTGTCGATTACTTCCGCACCCGTAGCAAAGATCATACAAGCATCCGGGACTCCCAGACCAGCCCACGTTATATCAGTAGCAGTAGCATCACTGGCCGATAGGAACCCCTGTCCAACTCTCATTTTCATATGGTCACCGCCGCATCATCCAGTTCGCCTCGTTTATACACCGCCACTTGCTCTGGCCATTCAACCGAAAATGGCCCACCAAGACCAGTGATGTCCTCATGAACGAAATAGCGTGCTGGGAAATTTTCAGTCATGTTATCGAAGTCTCTTGTGATTGGCGCCACCACTACGTTATCACTAGTCCCATCAATTATAACAATTGAGTTTGTTATCCCAGCAACATCAGGCCCACCTTCATCGTGTCCAACTCCCTGTCTACCTAGACCAAAGTAAGCAATATTCTGCGAGTTAAAGATGCGCACAGATGGCGCTCTGCCTTCTCGCTTACTGCTATAACACCTGACGTTCTGGGAATTACGAATCTCCATGTTATACGCAATAGCTTTCGAGCCAGCCTTATAGGACTCGTGCGCGCAACCGTACAGGTGCAATGGCTCAGTTGTGCCTTCTATGAGAATTTGTCGAGTATCAACACCACTCCACGAGCGACCTTGGTGCTGCGTTATTGAGTAGTGCTTGCCTCCTGCATTACCTGTGAACTGATAATAGCGTCTGCCGCTTTGCGTAGAATTTGAACCAGCCCCGTTAATCCAAACAAATTCTTTTTCTTTAAGGGTTTGGACTGAAGATGAGTGCCTACCTGTACGCCAATGCACAAAAGAGAACCAAGCAAATTGATAGGTGCCATCAATTGCTTCATTGACCCCATCCTTCTCTCTACTTATCTGACTCTGATGAGCCATGTGGCAAGTACCACTCGCATCATCTGCAGTCTGGAACATAAACACGTTCGACGTAGGACGCCAATCAGCGTGCGGAAAGAATCTGCTAAAGTATGGATGCACCCCAATGAAGATCGTATCTTTAAGAATATTGACAGTGCGTTCGATGCACCACGTTCCCCGGGGAACCAATACCCGGTTATGTCCCGCAAGTTCAGCGGCAGCCATCGCAGCTTCAACAGCATCAGCATTCTTCGTAGCAACTTCATCCCATTCGACGCCAGCACTTGGGCCTTCATCAAAGAGTCCATTACCGAATACATCTGCCCCATGGCTAGTCTGAAGTGATACTGCTCCGTGATCCTCGATGTTAATGAACGCACCACTATCAGGCATCGGGAATGCCATAGTATGTCGAGCAATAAAATCAACTGTAGGAGCAGCCACGTCGCTATCAATATCAATAATGGCTTCAGGCGTACGGTTAATCACACCGTCAATTACATTATGCATTTCGTACAATCTAGCCGGGGCATTCCGGGAAGTCTGGTTACAATAGGAATACTCATTGATGCGTTTCCAAGTACCCGTACCCGTAACCATAGCCTCAGCGCCAGACTGTATAAGGTTATCAGTGCCCGTAACATAACAATTGCGGAAATATTGTGGCTTGCTTCCGCCAGCAGAATTTGATAATGTATTATCTAGTATCTGCGCGCCACCCGGCAAACGAAACATCCCATCAATAAACACGAACTGTCCACTTGCGCCAGTATTATACGACATGCTGTCGCGTTCAATTGCTCTGCCGGCATTCGGGAATGTAATATCAAATCCAACGATTGTGCAAGGAACAAACCCATCAAACTTAATAGCATCGACCATTCTTTCATCGCCAACGATCTTGAGCCCAACAATACAGGTTCCAGAAGGAGACTCGCCACTAGCATTGTGCAATATCTCGTCAAAGTATCCCCACTCACCACCGATCAATTCAACATTGACTACCGGGGAATTCGCGCCCATTGCATTCCACATTCCTCCCAGCGCATTAGTAGCATCTGCCCTAAGATTGGCCGCGAAGCATCGTTGTGCCGCTGGAAGATACCAACCAAACGCGCCCGGATTAACGCCGCAGTCAATCTCGATGTTCATAACTTCTGGGCCAAATAGATTGCCGTTGTGAGCTGCGTAGATTCCACTATTGTTTAGCGGATCGCTCGGGAAATTAGGCCAATCTAAATCACCTGTTGTTTTATGATGTGCTCGTTGTACCCAGACTGGTCGTGGATCAAGTCGATCACCGAAGTTAGCAGCACCATCCACCAACCTCAGGATTGGATACGCGCCTTTGCTTCCGCCATGGCATGTTATAGCGTCACCCTGATCATAGGTATTGGCGCGAATAGTGTCTGAGATTTTATAGACGGCACCAGCATGAAAATAGACAGGACGTTTTTGGGTTGCGCTTCCTGCCTGTGTACTCGCATCCAGAATACAATTCTGAATCGCCGTTGTGGAATCGACAATCCCGGTAGGATCAGCCCCGTAATCATTGACCAATAGGTAGCCAATGTCACGCAACTCCTGATCTGATACTACCGATTGATCGAAGATTGAGAAGGTAGCTGTCTGCGGCGATCCGAGCAATGGATTAGATACCGGGCCGCTCACGTACAACGGATTAGCCAGAGTAACATCACCAAGCTCATTCGTATCCACTTCCTGCGCAGCAACCACGATAGATACCTGCGACTCACCGACTAGGAACGTAGCAGTGCCCGCAGCCGGAATAACCGAAGCATTAGTAACAGCCCAGTCAACAGTCAGTTCTTGATCAGTTCGTGTTGAACGATCTATGAAGATTTGGATATTGGTAAGTTCATTCCCAGCATACGCAGTCTTGTCCAGAGTGAATACAGCTTGCGCTTCGACGGGTTCTACAGGATCGAGGGATGAATCCAAGATCAATTCTTTAACTCTAATCACGTAATACAACCCTCCATCAATTCGCACCTCGTACTCACCGGGCAGCCCAATCTGTTCAGCATACTGTTCAGCGTGCTCTCCAGCTTCAACAAGATTGGAATGGCGATTACTACTACGACCGTCTGCAATAACGGGATGACCATCCAGAAATAACTCCAGATAGTTTTTGCGAGTGAACTCCATGAGATCACCTCCAAGTTGAGAGAATGGGGCTGGTCGCCCCAATACTCATTATGGTATTGCGTGCGAGCCGACTTGAACCTGTACTTCCAGATGCAGGAAGTCAGAGTTAGCCAATACAGTACTCAGGCCATTAGCCACATTCAGGTAGTGACCTGAACCTGACGTCGGGTGGTTAGCAATACCTGCCATCTCAAGCTGGTTACTCGCAACCGAGTCTGCCGACCCACCCCAAGTAGCAACAACCACGATCAACTCGAAAGAATTGCCTACTACAGCACCGACCTTTCGATCACACTCCAGAATCTCTTGAGAGTTGATATGGGGAGTATAGTTAGCTGTACCAATGGCCAGCCAATTATACTTTGATCCCGTATCAGCAATAGCCCTATTAGCCAAGTGATTTAGGCCATCTGCTGTTACGATATTTGGGAGCACCTTCCGGTCAACGTCGCCATTCGCCCGGGTAATTGTGCGAATGAACGTGCCTTCTAATGCGAGAAACTGCTCCGCTACCTCCGATTCAGAGATATTTCTGCTCATAATTTTCGACCTCACTATCAATAACGATTGAAAGAAACTTATCCAGATGCCTTTTGTTTAAAAAACGCGCAGACAACTCAGGCATCTGAGACAGTTGCGGCGCATTCACGCTCATTCCACTTGCCAACTTCATTCTAAACGTAAAACCTTGGTCCAATACGTTGACAAGCGTATCGTAGAATTCCAAATGATCCTTCACCATCCGTATAGTCTGCGGATGATCCTTGTGTTCATCAAGCACTTTCTCCCAGAGCTCAAGGCCCATCTCTGCTTTGTGTCGCATCTCAGGACTTACCATACCACCATTATCCAGTATCTCGAATCGACACATTAGGGCTAGGTCTCTGATCCAGAGGAACTTGCCGAGAATGCGCTCAGGATTGGCCTCACGATCCCGAGCCATTAGGCTAATGTTCCGAGCGAATCGCGCTCTGCGTACTGGCTCAGTTGGGTAACCGTGATGGGTGAAGTGTAGCTCGTGCACGACCCACGCGTGGCCTACTCCCTTGTTGATATCAGAGATGAGCGTTGGGTGCTCGTGTACTACTCCGAGAAACCTGACCTTATCGTTGCGCCTGAACAGGCGTACCGGGAAATCAGTGCTCAGTACGCCTAGAGGCTCTACAGCAAAGTGATGCTGGGGAACTCCGTAACCGTTCCAGCCGTTGTTGCGGAGATACTTGGGAACACGCTCTGCGCCAATTAACTCCTCGTCACTATCAGCCCACATAATCCATTGCATCTTTGCCTTCTCGATCACGAGGTTCCGAGCAGCATCAAACCCTATCTCAGTGGGCGACGGAATAGTAAACACTTGGATCGGCAGTTTAGGCGACCTGTTGCCTAAATTAAGTTGCCGTATTGCTTCCCAAGTCTCATCAGTAGTGCCTTCATCCACCCCAACAATTATCTCGTCAACAATCGAAGACACACTACGCAATAGCCGGGGGATATCATACTGCGCATCCTTAGCAATAGCGCAGAAGCTGACCGTCTGTTTCCACGGCACAGTCTCTTTGTATTTGCGTATCCGGTTGATTGGCAAGCAGGTGTTCTCTGAACCCATTGTAAAAGTGGTAACGTACCAACCCAGTATCTCGCCAAATGTATTAGGCCCAGCTGGGAGGCACAACACCTCAAAGTCACCCTGATGCCCAAACATTTCCTGTAGGTCTTGGCGCTCATAGTGGTGAAGGTGGAAACGCTTTGGATACTCTTTAACGTATGAGTCTGCTTCCCACGGCCCGAATGGCGTGGTGATGACTACCTTAACGCTACCGACTACTGACTGAACGACGCGCATGAACTCAATAGGATCAGGAACATGCTCCAGCAGTTCTCCAAGGATGATGAGGTCGCAATTTATTTGGTTGGGATGATCCTTTAACCAGTCACCAAGAACATAACCAACATTATTCAGTTCCATTTCCCTCATCTTAGCTTCAGCGCACTTAATAGCCGCAGGACTAACGTCAATACCAGTGAACTCAATCTCCGGGAACATCTTGGCGAGGTAGTTGGTGAAATGGCCGTGGGCGCAGCCGTAGTCGATCACCCTGCTACCCGGCTCCAGTTCTCTTATAGAGACTGCGACTTGGGTGAATCGGGGGTGATTGATGAACGCTTCGCCTTCATAATTGAAGTTTGGTCCATCATACATTTCCTCAGTACCGTCCGCATAGTGCTTCGCGTATGCTTCCTGATCATTACGGAAGTCATACAGCTTCATTTCCTCTTGCACTACTTCCGGGATCGGTCGATCTGGCTTTGCGATACTCATACTAGGCATCCAGTCCAGCATAGCGATGTCGGAGATGTGTAGGAAGTGCCTTGCCTTAGCATCTGCGTTATCTTGCTTTAGCAGAATGTCCTCGACAACATCCTCAATCTCATTGGCGGTATTAGCCCACGTGTAGTTGCGTCGTGGTCTGCGCCTAAACTTATTGTTGAAATTGGATAGGCGCTCCACGAACTTCTCAACCACCTCATCTTGTGACCCCAGCATAAAGCAGTTCTCGTAATCACCAATAGTCTCCGGGAGTGCGGCTGTATTGGTGGTCATTATGTAAAGACCAGCTGCCATTGCTTCCATCGCTGTTATGCAACTGACCTCTTCAAACTCAGTAGGGTAGCACCAAACATCTGCTTCCGTACACATAAGTTTAACAAGGTCAACTTTAGTCAATGCTCCGATGTGTTCGCAGTTTGGCAGCTGGTCGATCCTTTCCCGTAGCATAGCATAGAACTGGTCCAGTTGCGGAACCGGGTGCTCATAGCCACAGACCTTTAATTTGACGTGCGGTGCTTTCTCCAGTAGCTGTTCCATAATGCCGCCGGGCATCACCAACCTATCCAGCCCACGCTCAGGGCGCGAGGAGTAGATCATCGTGATTGGCTTTGGCCCAGCCTTTTGCTCGCTATCATCAAGATCATAGGCCAATGAATTATCTTTCAACGTAAACTGCTCAAACAGAGAGTAGTCCACGCCGTTATGGATAGGCTCTATCAAGTCAGGGTCAGGATTCCAAGCGTCCACAATCTGATTCTTGAACCAGTTAGATACTGGGAGAACTTTATCTGTGCCCCAAGTCTGGGCCATGAATGCGTCGTTGTGTCGTTTCAGCGCGATGTCGTGGGCCCACCACAGATTGATCTTAGACTGGATGGGGATTGAGAACGCGCCCGGTTGCCGCTGGACTATGTTGATGTCGTGCGGAGTATTGTTGCAATAGAAGTGCCACGCCTGTCCTAGCGGCGCGTTCTGGTCACGCGGCCCCATGGGAATGTAAGTAACCCCATCCCACTCGCCTCCGGTTTCGTGCTCGGTAAACACTACGACTTTGTGATCCTTTTTCGCCAGTTCTATCGCGACATAATAGGCAGCACTTTCGCTACCTCCAAGTGACCGTTCCTTGATCGTTTCGCCATTAAACGGGATTCCACCCGCGTGTATAACAATGTGCATTTTATTCTCCTGGTCGGTGGCTAGTAGCCATTTATTTCCATTTACTGTTAGGGTTCCGGTTGTTCCAATCTGACTTTTGCTTCTCACGACGCAGTTTAGTCTTATCCTGCTCGTTGGTCTGACGCTTACGACCTGATTGCCTATCGACTGGACGCAGAGCCACTTGTCTTCGCCTTTTTCGTTTCAACCTTTGGCTTTGCGTTACGCAGACCCACATGCCTGTTGCGCCTGGTCGCGCTAATCTTGCGAGTGGGATCGGGCTGTGCCTTAATGTACGCTTCTCTTTCTTTACTACTTAAACCAGATGGCATTAACATTTTATTTCTCCAAAACAGGGGACAGAGGTCGGCATGACATGTCCCCCAAGGGACCAGCACCAGAGCGATTAAGTGCTAGAATTGACGCTCAGAAGCAAGAACGCATACTCACTACCAGTAATCTTTTCATCCTGGTAGTATCCAACCTCGACTTCTTCAGTCTTAGTCTTGGGATCGAACGGATGACGCTCAGCAGCCATATTCGGCAAGCCTCCAGTAGACCATCTGTACGAGTACATGAATGACGGAAGATCACGGCTAGGTGAGTCCGGTGTATAGCAACACAGCACGTTATCAGTCCACACCCGGCTAAGTGTTTCAGCCTGTGCTTCATTCGCTGTATTACGATACGCCTCGCCAACATGGATGTTCGGCACTTCCAGGAGGTTGGCTACCTGTTGTCTGGTAGCGAAACCTTGCGGTGCCGTGGTTCCATGAACCCTGTCGAGTATCTGATTGTTTCTGCGCAGGGAACGCCAAGCATTACCGCCAAACACGAGCCGATTTGGCCGGGTGCCGGTAAGGTCTTGAACGTTATCCATTGCAGTCGTTAAGTCACCGATTGGATCGGAACTAGCCGCAGCATCCCACTCAGAAGCAACACCTGCGCTTGAGCCCACGTTAGTCGTCAAGTTGACTAGGGCAGCAACACGCACTTCCCAACTCAACTGCAACTTACGTGTTACATACGCAGCAGCATCGTTCCAGAGGTTTTGCCGATAAACAGGATCAGCATTCTCACGATCCTCAATAGTGATCGGATACTTCAGCGCATAGTTCTGCGCGTAATATGTATCACTAGAGATTGTGCGAGTGATCTTGTTGGCTTCTGATCCTGGAGAGCGCTTGTCATCTTCAGTCCGCAGAGCATCAGCGCGAGAAAAAATGCTGTATGCATCGGACTGCTTATCGACCTGTACTGTCGGCGCGATAGTGCCGGCAATAGTATCAGCCTCCATAAACCCAATGGCCATTTGTGAAAGCAACCTATCAAGATGAAGGTCACGACCTGTTGATTGTGGCATGTCATTTCCTCCTTAGACTGCGTTGCCAGCTGACTGGAAGTCAGCTACGAATGGAAAGATATCACCGCTACCCGCACTTGCTAAAGCACGACCAACGGCACCCAGCCCACCAGAACCAGTCGGCGTATATGCAGCCATGAAGCCACTAGTAGTGACTGTCAGCAAAGCGTTGGAGTTAATTGCTGCTCCAGCAAATGCTTTCATTTGGCCTTTATATATCAACGTCGCATGATCCCCGGCAAGGGCTTTATTCCGCAAAATGCCTGCCGCAAGGGCCGCAGTACTCGCCACGCCACCAGACAGCGTTGCCGCTTTAAACTGGTGTGCGCTTAAATCCTGCGAGGCAACAACGGTGATTGTCTCATAATTTCTTTCAACAGTCATCAGTCGCTCCCATTAGCATTTAAGTATGCGACATGCAGCTTTGGATTCGCTGCACAAGTGAGTTTAAAAGCAACACCGAACTCCGTGCCAGGGGTATTGGCCATGCTCTTTCGAGTCAAAGCCATTAACTCTGCTTCAGGATCGTCGCCTTCAGCCTCATTGTCGCCGTGGAGTCCAGATTGGGTATCTGCGTCTTTGACTTTGAACATAACCTTAATGTCATCCACTTTAATTTCAAGAACACGCTCATCGTCATTGAGTCCAATCTGCTTCTCGTATGTTTCACGAGTTGCCGGGCTCATTGCCTTTGAACGCACGGCTGCGTCGAGGACATCGGTGACTGCCTTACGGGCCAGCTTAACCTTTTCCTCCAACGCAGTTTTCTCGCCATCTGCCTTATCAGTCGTGAACTGGGCAATCGTTTTATTGGCCGCTTCAAGATCAGCGGTCAACTTAACATTTGCGTCGTTCAATGGCTTTAGGGCAGCGTCGAGAAGTTCCTGCACTTCTTTCTTGTCCATTTCAGATTCATCCTCCTTTGGAATCGTGAAACTGCTTGTCTTACTTTTTACCTTAGTCCCAGCTATGGTTTCAAATGCCACCCTATGACCCCCGGCAAACCCGGTTCGCGTAGCCAGTAAAGCATTTAAGTCGGACAAGGTGCCTACAGCTGGCCTATCAGCACCCAATAAAGCGACGGCATCCAGCACATGATCAAAGCGCTGCCCGTCAATCTTAGTGTTCAGCAGTATCTCAACTGATATGGTTCTATACAGCTGCGCCTTAATGGCCTCGAATACTACTGTCGGAATATCAACGAAATCTGCAAGCAGCTTATTGCCCTGCTTAAAGATTCGACTGACCCAGCCTATGGCTGGCTGACCATCATTATGGTCGGCGTCGTGCCCAAACTTCAAGGGCACTTTAAAATTCGGTAACGCTTCAAAGTTAGCGATGATATCATCCAAATCAGATTCATCAAAAGTAAACCCATTGAAGCTGCCTGTGGCGAAAATCTCTCTGCCTTTTAGTTCATGTGGCATATTATCCTCCAAACCCCTGTTGTGGGCTAATGCTCGGTGGTCGGCTAAACCGGGAATCTGCCCCGGAGTCTTTGCCTTCCACGTCAGTATCTATAACAGTTACCGGAACAAGTATGCTCCGGCAGTTAAAGTGATTGGGCGGCCTGTACTTGTTCCACACCTCGGAATCTATTGGATACACACGATCATCCAAATGACTACAAATTCTCGTGGTACGAGAATCCAGTATAGCAGAGTATTCTAATGCCTCCACGAATCCATCCAGTTCCGGGTCTGTGAATGTACTATACCGGGCCTCGTTGAGCGCCTCAAATATAGTTGTCCTCACCATAGTCTCAACCCTGTGTAGCCCTGCGGTCTGGCCTATTGCTTCCGCTATTTCATCCGCGATCCGCCCGGTTGCTGCGCTATTTATGTCAATGCCGATGAACCCGGCGACCACGAACTCATCATAAATCTTATCAGTGATCTGCTTGGTAGTCCAGGAGAACTTGACCCCATTCACCAATATGCTCTGCATGATAGTACGCATGTCGTCCGACATAGAGCCGAATGCCCTGAACCCGTTTAACCGGAGAAACTCACCCGCCTCCTCGTCAATACGACCAAAGTTCAGTTTAAATGATTCCTTACGGGCTATCAGCAATTCCTTCTTGGAGTGCTGGACCCCGAGTGCCCATGCCTCTGCTAACGAGTTTTCAATTGCCTTACGCACCCTTGTCTTTTGTTTAGGGTGAAAGTCAACTGTCTGTATAGCGGCGATTGGTGCTGCCGGGGTGCCCAGTTTTTCCTCCTCAATTCGTGCGACTAGATCAGCGACCATGTCGCCAATACGCTGGTTCAGGGTCGCCACTGCGTCGCCTTCAATCTTATTGGTCTGACGTTCTATTACTGCGGTGCTGACTCGCTTCTCAGCCCGGGCGAATGCCACCTTGTTATTGGTACGCATCTGGTTCGGGTCTTTAACTGGACCACGATTGCCGGTCTGGCCTTCTGGTTGCTTGTTCGCTTCGCCAATCTTAATCTGGAGGTTCAACGGCTCAGTCTTATCCGGGAACTCAAGCAGCGCACGCAAATGATCCTCATCACTCTGGCTCGCTTCGACACTACCTGCGGTGACTAGTTCTTGCCAGGTCTTAACCAGTTCGATCTTCTTCGACTCGGAAACTGATTTGAACTTAAATATCGGACCTATACCGTCTGCGAAGTTTAATTTGGAGAGTGGGTTGAAGATTTGCTCATTGAGCGCCTCCTGTAGACGTGTAGCATCTGCGTCCAGTGTCCACAAGAAAGCCTCAAGCTGGGTGTTCGCTTGTGCGAAACCACCACCGCTGCTGGCTGCTTGGGGAGTAATTCCGAGCAAGTTGGGCACCAGTAAAGCCTTAGCAATTCCGAGGTCGTGGAGGGCGATTGCTTTTTCATATTGATCCGTTGTGCTGGGACGTTCTACGTCCATGTCGATATTGGCGGGAAGCAGGATGCTAGTTTGCGTCTGGATGGAATTCATGGCCGCGAGCATCTGCTGATACTCGGGAGTTCCCGGGGTTAGTGCCGCACCGGACGATGGCTTACCAATAACGAATCCACCGCCAAATCGCTCCAGGAATTGGTTATACAACCGTATAATAATATCTTTGCTATACCAACTTCGATATGCTTCCCGGAGGTCGGACTGGCCGTAGTGCTGGTCGAATTCAGGATTTTGTACATAATATACAAATCTGTCGAGATCAATTGATTGCTCCTCTCCATCAAACTTCTGGAGTGTTTTTTGTATTGTGCCCCATTTATCAGTCTTGAACTCAAATGTGGCGAAGGGTTTGGGGATCAGTTCTTGAATGCCTAGATAGGGCTTGCCTTTAAAGTCAAATGTGTCAATCAGTTTCTCGGTCATCGAGAATCCCTGATACATCGCCATCAACACATAGTTCATTCCATCCACGAAACTGCCGTATGTATCCCGCACCATTGTCTCATATATCTCGATGCGTTCTTCATTCTGATCTGTGGAATCCTCACCTGCCCCGGGAATCTCAAACATCCAGTCCCTAGCAGTAATTGCGTCACGCTTAAACCGCACAACTGCCTTGACCTGCTCATCCAGCATCATCTTACGGTAGATATCATTGCCCTTTCGGCCAATTAGTGTGTCTGGGTTGTACTTGGGGAAATTGCCCTGATATAGTTGAGAGTCACTCCAACCTATCTCCGCAGCACCGACTTGCGATGG